AAATAGGTTGCAAATCGTTTTTTTCTGTATCAGCGGCATTCGCAGCATTCGCAGCATTCGCAGCATTCGCAGCATTCGCAGCATTCGCAGCATTCGCAGCATTCGCAGCATTCGCAGCAGGTAAAACATCTTGTTTTTCAATTGTTTCAATTTGTTTTCCAATGTATTCCTTAATTTTTATCAAGGTCATATTATTTAATTCTATTAGTTTCAAACTTGTGTTTATCAATGCCATGTCATTTGCAATAACACCAATGATATTATTTGTAATTTTTGACAAAACACCTTCATTCAATGTCATGTTGTATTTGTCTCTAATCATTTTGTTTGCAGCAGTATAGAGAATATCTCTATTTTTAGAAGATTTGTAATCATCTACAACCCCCATTTTACTCTATTGACAAGATAAAATAGATATAAGCTTTTACACATCTTATTAGAATTACCCATGAAAGTTAATATTATTATCATTGGTGCCAAGAGCAGTACATCATCTCATCTAAACATTGATAGTATCAATAACTATAAAAAATGGAATAACCCAGACCAGGCAGATTATTTTGATATGATAGATTGTGTAAAACTACTTCAGTCAAAATTTCAAGCAAAGGTATCTGTATTTTGTTTGGACCCATTATATGATTTTGTCGCCCAAAATGATAATATAGCTTACATAAACGAATGTTTTACCGTAGGGGATGCAAAATACTGCACGAAGAAGGGACACAATATTTTCATAGAGTTTGCCAATCTACTGGACGAATATTACATAACGAAAGAATATGATGAAAAAATAGCTAATATATCAAAATACAATGCATACAGAACTACGTGGATTAGTTGCGGATGCTCTTGGTCGCGAAAGTTTCCCACAGAACTCATATTGAATATTGTAGACAATCATCTATATACTCCTACTGACATTTATGATGCAAATAGCTTCTTAGCAGTCTATAATTTTAATGCTCTAAACGAAAACCCATTGTATGCACCATACACTCAAGCCCTTTATCAAATTCTAGGCTCTCTTTTATGGAGAGGCTCCAAAGAAAACCACAAATATGAGACTGTACTATATGATTTTCTTCCACAAATCATGCATATCTTTCATATATCAGTCCAGGATGAATTATCCAAGTTTCTAAAAAAAGAAATTCGCTGGAATTATCTCCATAGAACAACTAGAGAACTAGTCAATAGGGTTGTCTATGGTGAGTATATTACAATATATTGACATTCTTCGACTTCATATACTCTTCAAAATTAGGCCTGAATAAATATTTTCTATTTTCCACCATGATGTCATCTGTTATTTTGTCCTCTGATACTACAACTTCTGGTAGATGTGCGTCTTTGTATGGGTCTACAACCTTCAACTTCTTGTAATTTAATAACAAGTTCAGCCATCGAATTTGATATATCATGGAGAACATACCACATTCAGTATTTTTCTTCTGGTGTTGTTTATTATTATAGGTGGTCCTAAATTTGACATGAGGATACATCTCATTCATCTGTTTTTTCACTGTATTAATAAATTTTCTCACATAGCTTGGTATTGGCTTGGCATTGCTGTCATAATAATGGGCCCCAAACGATTTGTTCTTAGGGTCTATAATCATAAAAGTAGAAGTCCAATGAGACCCGCTCTGATTATGTTTATCCAAATTTGTTATCAAACCCATATATTTAACACCCTTATTGATATACTTTTTGACACTGAGAGAACATATGTGGCTATACAGGCAGCGCCCGAATTTGTCTTCTTCGGAGAAATCAATGGGAAATACACCTAAAAAAGTATACTTGTATTTTTTATCTTTGCTATATTGCATCATAACATCTTCTATGTCATAATTACTCAGCCATTCTATGGGATTTTTAGCCCATTCTCGTGGCATCTCAGGACGCAGCTCATAATCTGCTATCATCTTTATAATTTCTTTGGTTTTCGCATCTTTTGCTACTTTGCTTAGAGCTCCGGTCCAACACCAATATTGTTTGTCATCACATATTGGTCTAATTTTTTCATTCAAAGCATCAGACAGCTTTGTAATACTATCTGATTTTTTAAAGGCTATTTTATCTGGCTTATATTTGTTCCAGGCCTCTATCAATTTTATCAAAGACTGTTTAGAAAATACTCTAGGGTTTTTAAGATTCACAGGACTAGAATATTTTGTGTTATTCTGCATATCTATCCTAAAACAAGAAAAAAATGATACATGTCATATTACCATATTGCTATCCTAGTTTACTTGAAAAATATTTTTGCAAGGCGAAAATCGTATATAAAATAAAAAATGATATATATATAAAGTGAAGCTGTAAACATACAATGGGTGTTAATGAAGATCTCCGTGCATTTGTTAACAAATATAAGGTAGAGAAGGGAAAAGCCTTTACCAATACAAGTATAGGTAATCCCAAGATAAGCCTTTATATTCCGGAGGATAAATACAATGAATTCATTAATCTGTATGGGCTTGCTTTGACAAATGGTATTGGTCTGCATTTCACAGAGAAGCCAACCGAACCTAGTCCACTTCGCGTTGATCTTGATTTCCGTTTCCTCATACCTGAAGAAAAATCAGGTATTTACAGTTCAAATGATTCCAATTCTTCCTTTGATAAAAAGAAATATGACAGGGTTTACAAAGAAGAAGATGTCTTCAGAATATTAGATTTCTATTTTAAAATCATCAATAAGTATTTGAATGTTGATGACAGTGCAAACATAGGGTATGTTATGGAGAAACCCAATCCTGTTGAGTTTAGAAACAAACTGAAAGACGGCCTTCATATTGTGTTCCCTCACATTATAGTTCCCAATAACGTCCATCATTTCATTCGAAAGAAAATTCTGGATGTGGCTACAGAAATATTTAAGGACTTGCCAATATGCAACGAGTATGATGCCATAGTTGATAAAGCAATTATTGATGTCAACTGTTGGCAGATGTATGGTAGTAAGAAGCCTGATTGTGATGCTTACAGAGTTTCTAGCATATATAAATTTGCAAATGGCGAAACTGTCAAAGGTGAATATGTTTGCAATGCAGCTGACGAAATCAACTTCATCAAGATGTTCTCTATGCGAAGAAATACTACACAAGAGAATACTGCAATTTGCTCTGTAAAAGAAGAGTTTGGAAACGAAGTCAATGAATATGTCAGGCATATATTGCCAGCAGTAGACCAAAAACTAAAAAATAAGCTGCAGAATAGTATCTTTGGAAAGTCTCTGAATATCAACAAGAATTATGTAGCAGAGGACGAGCTTGCTTTCGTTAAAAGACTAGTGAATGAATGTCTGTCTTACAGTCGCGCTGATAACTATACAGACTGGATTAATCTTGGCTGGGTCCTGCGTAATATTGACTACAGACTGCTTGATACGTGGATAGAATTCTCGAAGATCAGCAGCTCATATATGGAGGGTGAGTGCCAAGTACTTTGGAACAAAATGAGGAAGGACAATATGGGAATTGGAACATTACGATGGTGGGCCAAGCAGGACAATATGATGAAATATATAGAAATTGTGGACGAGGCAATCATCCCTTTGATAGACAAATGTATTGGTAGCAGTGGCGCTCACTATGATGTTGCACGAGTGGTTTACGCACAGTACAAAGACGAGTTTAAGTCTATCTCCAAAGATCTCTGGTATAAGTACAATAAGGAAAAGCACCGATGGAACAAAGCACGCGAAGGCCTTGACTTGAGGCTCATTCTTAGCATGGATATTTGCAAGAAGTTTATGGAGAGGAGTTTCTATTATAATAGCATATATACGGAGGACCCTACACAGAGAGCATTAAATGAAGAGCGTGCCAAGAAATGTATCAAGATTGCAGAACAACTGAAGAATGCTGGTTTCAAGGACAGTATTATGAAAGAATGTAGGACACTATTTATAGATGACACATTTGAAGAGCTGTTAGATAGCCGTTCGCATCTGATTGGTTTCGAAAATGGTGTATATGATTTGAAGATGCATATGTTTCGCGATGGGATGCCTGATGATTATATCTTTCATAGTACCAAGATCAATTATATACCATATAATCCAGAATCTGTAGATGCCATAGAAATTAATGACTTCTTCAATAAGATATTTACTAATAAAAATCTGAGAACATATATCTTAGATGTGTTAGCTTGTATTATTGATGGCAGTATAGCTCAGGAGAGGTTCTATATTTTCACAGGCCATGGCAGTAATGGAAAATCTAGGCTATTGGATTTGATTCAGAAGTCAGTGGGCGACTACTATTGCATATTGCCAATTGCACTATTAACGCAGAAGCGCGCAGCTAGTAACGCAGCACAGAGTGAGTTGGAGAGGACCAAGGGAAGGAGATTTGCAGTTATGCAGGAACCTAGCGAACAGGACAGGATTAATATTGGGTTGATGAAAGAATTGTCTGGTAATGATAGGATATTGGTAAGATGTCTTTATAAGGAACCATATGAGTTCAAGCCACAATTCAAGATGATATTAACTTGCAATGAATTACCAGAGGTACCTAGTGATGATGGAGGTACTTGGAGGCGCTTGAAGGTATGTAATTTCTCTAGCAAATTTACAGAAAATCCTAATCCTAATAATCCAAATGAGTTCCCTATGGATTTGGAACTGTCTGATAAGTTTGACAGATGGAAGGAGATGTTTATTAGTATGTTAATAGAGAGACATAAGACTATTCAGCCTAATAGCATTCACGAGCCTATGGAGGTCAGGGTGGCAACTGAAAGCTACAAGCAGAACAATGACATTATCGGACAATTCATCAATGAGAAGCTAGAAGTCAACAAGGAGTTAGTAGATTGTCGCGTGCTGATTGGTAAGATATATAATGACTTTAGACTATGGACTGCCAGCAATGTTCCTAAGGGTAAGAAATGTCCTGATAGAAACCAGCTCAAGGCTTACTTTGAGAAATTGCTTGGCGAATATCCCAGTGATAATAAGGGATGGCGCGGCATTCGCTATAAGACTGATAATGATGTCTCAGAACATGATACTGTGGTCTAGATGTATATAAGCACATAACACTATTGTATATATATTGCATAATGAAAAAAATAGCATTTTTATTTTTGATATATGATGAAATAAATCACGAAGATATCTGGAAGCATTTTTTTCAAAATGTCCCAATAGATAAATATAATATCTATATACACTATAAATATAACAGGCCATTGAAGCATTTTGAAAAATATAAGTTGGAGAAATGCATTGAAACTTCATATGGTGATATTTCTATTTCAAAGGCCTTCAATTTACTAATGAGTATAGCATTAGATGATTGTGATAATGAGAACTTCATTTTGCTTTCTGGTTCGTGCATCCCTTTCAAAAATTTTGATTATATTTATGACAATTTAGATACAAGATATTCTTACTTTAATATGGCTCCACATAGTGCATGCTTTCCCAGATGTAATAATGCATTGAAATATTTAGAAAAGGATTGTATACAGAAGGCATCTCAGTGGTGTATTTTGAATAGAAAACACACTGGGTTAGTGGTGAAAGAGGAGGATAATTATGTCAAATGGTTTGAGGGCTGTGAGAATTCTGACGAACATTGCTATATAACAACCATTTTTCATAATCATCTAGAAAAAGAAATCATAACCACACCTAATATTGCAAAAGATGCAACTACATTCGTTAATTGGCAAGGAATGGATTACAAATACCCTTCTTATTTTGGTCTCAAGAACTACAGCTATATTGATAAAGAAGAGCTTTTATATTTGCTGCAAAGTAAAAGCTTGTTTGGCAGGAAATTCAATAAAGACTGTGGAAGCCTGTATATTTATGAGTATTTGTCGTCAATTACTATATAAAAATAACCTTGTATAATGTAAAAATATAAAGTTATCTTTTTTTTCAGTACTGTATGGTAAACTTGCAGATGATGATATAAGGGAATGGGTTATTTCGCAAGAGCCTTCTAAGAATACATCCGCACAATCAAAAAAAGAGGTGTTTGATAAAATGATGCGAAAATATCCAGATGATTTCTATGATTTCTATGATTTTGAAGGGTTCCAAGAGACATTTCAGATTTTTTGATACTGAAATAAAAAATGACTTCAGAAGTAAGCATTTTTTGGTATAGTTTTTTAGATTAGGAAGAGTACATAATCAAGATAAAAATACAAATAATAAAAACTTTTTGAATCTCTCATGAAAATAAAATTATGTACTCTTTTTCATGAAAATGCTCTATATATTTCTCTATTATTGTTGAAACAACAAAGGAACATGCCTTCTGAGATCTATTATCATATTGAACTTCAGCTAGGAATTTAAGGAAGCCTAGAACTAATCATCATAGAGTACGTTATATGTCTTGGTTGCTTCTTCTTGACAGACGCGAATGCTTGGCTGGAAATAGAGGGTACTTACATAAAGCTCAATTTTATTCACAAGGACATCATAATATCATTATGAGAGTGCTCTAAATGTAAATAAAAAAATGATAATGTAATTTGCAAAGTTTTTATCCTATACCAACATGGCTAATACAGAAGAAGAATATTTCAGTGCACCTGAAGATGATGATACACCTATCTTCAATATTCACGAAAAAATAATAGATAGGAAAGATGATAATACCTTCTTTATCAAACTTACATTTAGAGAACTCTTGGCATATACTGGCTACTGGTGTTATAACAGAACTATCTGTTCTGAAAAGGTAGCTGAATTATACACCTCTTTGTGTGAATGTTATAACATACCTTTCATACTACATGCTATTTATGACGAAAAGCATAATGATCCAGTGAGAAAACTCCTTATTTTAGACGGACAACATAGACGGGAAGCAATAAAGCAGTATATAGAGACCAATGATAAATCATGGGACTGTCCTCATTGTGTATGGATATGTGTATACAAGTATAACAATGCTGAAACACATCAAACAGCACCAGTTCTCGATCTTTTCAAGAAAATCAATAATAATCGCATTTTCAATATGAGTGAATTACCGGACACTTTCATCATAGATTTGGTGAAAGAAATATGTGAAATACCTCACTTCAAGAAGCAAAAAGCCATTGGTACAAACGTCCAGACAAATTCATGTCATTCTCCTTGTATCCATAAGAAAGAGTTAAATACTTTGTTTACGAATAACAAGGAAGAAATCAAGGCTACAAATCTAACACTGACACAGCTGGTAGAAAACGTCCAGAAAATCAATCACAGATTGAGTATGAAATCATTTGATGAACTTTATGTTCCTTGCCAAAGAAATACAGAAAAGGTTAGATATCAGAAAGCAGTATCCAAAGGCTTCTTTCTAAACTTGAAGAATTCTAAATATACACCAGATGTATGGGTAAAGTTTGTAAATGAACCAAATAGATTGTAAAAAATGATTATTTAAGATTTATTTCTTCTTAGTATATAATAAAATGGAATTCTGCGAAGTCTGTGATAATATGCTCTATGTCAAGTCAAACGAAAATAAGCAGCTTGTGAAATACTGTAAGCATTGTGAGTTTCAAAAAGTAGAGACCACCAGTGCTGCTATCAAGATTTCAGAGACCATATACAGTGAAGATGATCTCCTATACAATCAGCATGTAAACAAATACTTGAGGTATGACCCCACATTGAGAAGAATTAGAGACCCTCTAGTATCATGTCCCAATGCCAACTGCCAGGTTGACGAAGATAAGAAACAGATCCTTTATATCAAATATCATCCACAAAATATGAAATATCTATATGTCTGTGAAAATTGTGGTGAAACTTGGAAACAAAGTTAAACCTCCATATAAAAATAAAAAAATGATTTAATATAGATTATAAATAGAATATGGCTGCACTTAAATATAAGACAAACAATGTGGAAGATGTCGGGAAAACTTTGGAAAGTCTCAACAAAGAAAAAATATCAAAACCAATTATGACAAAATATGAGTTTGATAAAATTATTGGCCTGCGTACTATGCAGCTTTCCAGTGGTGCTGTAGCATTTGTAAATGTAGACAATCTTCATGTAAAAAGTAATATGGAACTTAGGCAAATTGCTATCCAGGAATTGTTGCAAGGCAGATTGCCTTATATTGTCGAAAGAACTCTTTCAAATAACAAAAAAGAACATATACGTGTTCGTGATTTAGATTTGGTAGCTGTCAAGGATAGGATAAGATGATCTAGACTTCTTGAGTTTAACTCTGACAGTAGAGATATCCAAATGGATCTGTCATGCTGCTCTTATCACAAACTATAATAATTTTCACTTGTTGTATAGGGTGCTGTTGTATGATGTTAATAATTTTTTCTATCAAACTTTTCTCATTTTTGTTACTGATATAAAAGACATATTTGCGATTATCACTAAATTGGAAAATAGCTCTATCATAATCTGATGATAGATAGATTGCAGAAATGTTATTGATATTCAAAAAAATATTGTCAAAATCTGTTCTCTGTATTGGATTATTATAACGCGTTGCAAATGCCTGACATTCGGGGGTTTTGTTCTTTTTATCAATATATTTTGTTATGTTGTTTTGAATGGATTTTAGTTTTCGTATTTGTTTTTGTTGATTATTTAATCTTGACGGTGGTGTTAAATTTTTATTTTCAAGTCTATCCAAATAGGACATATTATCATCAGGATTAACATTCATATGGTACTTCAATGATGTAGGCTTTTGTAGAGTTTTGGAAAAGGTCAACACCATATTATAATTTGTAAAAGCTAAACACGCAGTCAAAATATTCAGAAAGGTTGTAAGCAAGGCCTTTGTCTTCATATTGTTGATAATACAACGTATAATGTTCTTAAGTCTTCATTTGTTTACAGATTCAACACCAGCTTGTGGCTGGAAGTATCCAATTCAATATCTTTACAGAGATCTAGAAGTTCACAGCAACTGCTACAAAAACTACTATTTCTTTCTGTATTTTTGCTACAGTAAAGACAATGATTACATCTTTTATATATCAGTCTTTTACAATTTATCCTGATTATAGTGAAACAATTTATTTTCATTATATTTTATTATCTATATTATTTTTATGTGAAAAGTAAGCAGAAAATTATATAAGGATTAATTGTATTATAAAATATGTAAAAGGAACTGGTAAACTTTTTTATTTTTCTACTTAATATTGCTCTGATTTATGAGCTTTTTGCTACTATGGCCGAGTCTGGTCCAAGGCATGAGATTTAAGCTCTCACGTGCTTATGCACTCGCAGGTTCGAATCCTGCTGGTAGCAAAAAAGAACTATAATTTTGAAAGTGCAATATTACTTTTTACATGAAAAAAATGACTATATATAGAACATATGATGAGTATTATGGCGAAACATTGTAGAACATTCATGATATATTCTGAACTACAGAAGGCTATCAAGAATAGCCTAATTTCTCATACAATATACTTAGATTTATGTTCTGAAAATGCTATGAATTGTGCTTACAATGGGATAGAATATACTATTCGAAGTATTGTAAAGGAACTTGGTGATAGCCAAGATGTAAAAATAGATGATTACAGCCAACATGACAGTCATAAGACCTTCTCTATAACCAGAAGCAACAAAGTATATGTTACAAATATCAATCTTAGGGTGGAAAAGATAGATGATGAAAATCAAATTATGTTTCAGTTTCATATCTATATGTAAGATGGTATGAGTGTTATTAGCATATGTGCTCTGTGTATACTAGTCTATGTCTATAATTTAAGGTCTTCTTATCATACATGTTTTTAACTATCTTATGTAAATTAATGACATCATACTTAGAGTTGTGAGCGTTTTCAATGGGGGACAGAAAGTTATATTGATACAATTCTGCCAAGGAAGGATTTTTGAAATTGCCGTATTGATTTATAATACGAAGGATAGGTTTGGTGTGCTTCATAGTACAAAGCAGCTTCTTTTTATCCATCTCTTCGATAATATGATGTAAATTATGTCTATAAAGTTCTGATTTGATGACATTGATATCAAAGGCTATATTATGCGCTACTATATGAGATACTTTGGAAAGGTTTGTAGAAAATATATTGGCAGCCTCTACAAAAGATATACCATTGTTATCTGATATTTCATTGGTTATGCCATGAAATTGCTGGTTTTCTATGGAAAATCCGTCGCGTCTTATAATATAATCATGCAGTTCCTTTTCTTCAAAATGTGTTCCACAAACCATAAACGTAAATTGTACTATTCTGGCAGCATTATATTTGGAAAGGTCATTATATACAGGGTATTCACCCCACCGAAGACCAGTGCAATCTGGCAAACCATTGGTTTCTGTGTCAATGATTAAAGCCATATCTTACTCTTATATCAGTTCAATGATATCGTCGAGCATATCATCGAGATATGGAACTGTCAGTTTTTTGTAGTCAATAAGCAATTCTTTATTTCCATAATGTTGCGGTTGTAGTCCGTTTACTTTGACTGGATACGCCCAATGTGATGTTGTGCGTCTGTCTAGGAAATAGTTGATTCTTTTTTCTTCCATTTTTTCATTTCTTCCTTCTTTTGGTAAATAGCTGACATACTGTACTATTCTCTCTTCTGGGAGTGTCCCATATTGATTTTGGTGAAATGTTCTGCTATCCCATATTACAAGCGAGCCTGCTTTTACTGGTAAGACGCGTTTTCTGTCTTGTATGCATTGCAAATAATCTTCGTCAATGAGCTGCCAATTTGTATTATGTGTAAGGCTTTTTTGGGCGCAATATTCTTCGTGCAGCTCATGACTGCCTTCATATACAACTAGGGACCTTTCTACATTATCTGTCAGTGATACAAATGCCTGATAACATTTCAGACCTTTTTGATTAGGAGCTTGATCTGTATGCGTCCATATGCTATCACGCTTCTTGACGTCTTTTGAAATCCAACAGCAACCGTCGAATGATACTACTAACTCATCTGTCTTCCAAATCTGTTTGAATGTTTCAAATACTTTAGGTCGCGTGCGAATGTACCATGCGTGTCGTTGGTGACCTGCTTCAAGATGTTTGAAAATACCGTGCGGGCTAATCTTGTTGTGTTTCGCTTTTATCTGGGGGTCAGAGTCAAGCCAATCGTAGAAATAGCTTCTTGCTGTTTGCAATTCTTCTTCGGACAAAATGTCTTCTATGACACAGTAGCCTTTTTCTTCTAAATCTTTCATCTTGAAGTATGACATTTTGATTACTAAGATGTGCATCATTTTTTTACATTTTTAGGATTTTTCTTGATATTTTTTTTCTTAGTAGGTTTGGATTTTTTAGTTTCTTTGGCTATCTTAGGCTGTTGTTCGCCTTCTTTTTGACCCCTTGTTTTTTTATCATCACCTCCTCTAACAGTTTTTGGCCTTGTTTTTTTTGCATATGGTGCGTCAGAAGCCCTAGCTCTCTTTTTCCCTTCTGGAATAGGAGGTAGTATTGTAATTGGTAATACAATTGGTCGTTTTTTAGGATATACAATCACAGGTTTGGTGCTAGTCGACTGCTGTTTTTTAATAACAGATCTAGAACTATGCATTTTACTCAAGAATATTGATGATGTTGGTTTGAAATTATATGACATCCTTCTATGCAAATTATACGATTTCATTGATGAATATAATGTTTGCAAAGGCGTATTGTCATTGATATTTGCTATCAAATTATCATTTAATCTATCATTATAGAATAATTTATTTTTGTTTTCAATACTAATATCACTATCACATAAATGTTGAAATAATTGCAAATAATTCTTATGATAATTACCTTGTGGCACATAGCGTTCGTAAGCTTCATCAATGTTGTAAATGTCTTCATAAAATATGTTAGTTTTCAAATCAATAAAATCCTTTAAATATTTTATTAACGTCTGCAAATTATGAGGTATATTTACTAAGCTATTTACAATTGGTAATGCAGTTCTAATCTTAATCATATTATCAATATTTAGTTGCTTTTTGAATCTTATTTTTTCATCAATTATTTGGATAAACTCTTGTATGGGTTGTGTGGGTGTTGATTTTTTATCTCTTAAAAAATCAATCATATTGTTTATTTCTTTATCTGCGAAATCTAGTTCAATTTCCATACATACACCTTTTGGTATTTGATATTGATGTCTTGGTGCACGGCTTTTAATATAATGGTGCATTATACAAGTTGCTCGTTGTATGTCTTTTTTATATTTTCCCGATGATATTCTTGCCATGGCTCTTGGATTATTGACATCAGTTATTTCATCATCGTAATATGTGTAAAGAAAATCTTTTACTAAAAACTCAAGGCTCGCATAAGGCACGCTATCACCTTTTAGATTTCCAGCAATATAATCATCACCTTTATTGTCTTGTAATACTACATCTAATATAGATATATCGTGATTATATGTTTTGGAAATATTTTTTTCAGTATCAATTACTATAATTCTTATTCTAAAATCAATAGAATATAAATCTACAGGTCTTATACTATTGTTTCTAATTTCACGCGTTCGCAACTGATGGGAACCAATTTTTGGAATTTGTAATATATGAGCTATATATTTATCTGTGTCATATGTATATTTCAAATTATTTGAATCAAATATTTTTAAAAGATTTCTTTCAATGTAAAATTTCAATTTAACAATATGTCTTGTTATGATTTCTATTACTTTTTGTTTGATTATCTTCTTTTCTTCTGGTGTCTTATCTTGGTAAAGATTTGCTATATACAACTTAGTATCAATATCTTTACTGAAAGATATATCATTACTATATCTTCTCATAGCATCTCCTCCTGCAATGAATAATTTTACATGATGTTTTGCATCCAATTCTTCATTGATTTTTTTTATAAAAGCATTTATAGCAGGCCTAAACATAGATATAACCCATTTATTCACGAAGTCTATAAATCCTTCGTAAAATGGTGCAGAATAAGAATTCATTGAAGTTTCTATATTCTCTACAAAAAACGAATTATGTGCTTTGGTTTTTTCAGGATATATAGATTTATATTTAGCCAAAAGTGTTTTGTAGAATTCTCCTTTCAAAAGGTTTTGCTCTAGATATTTATGTTTCAAGAATGCTTCTCTGAAGTCTTTGTCAATATCAAAACCATACTGTGTATCTTTATTAGTTGGGTATAGATATGAAAATGCTATAACACCAGCTTCAGTTAATTTATTTAGATGTGCCTTCTTATCTCGTCGTGTTCCTGTAAGTGGTGGTGTACTCAAGAATATAAAATGTTTTTTTAAGTTTTGCAAAAAGTTCTTATATAGATCTTCAAAATAGAATTCAAAATGAAATTCTACAATAGTTAAATTATCTATGTATTGAATATCCATTCCTCCTTTCTGAACTTGATTTTTTGGCTTTCTGCCTCCTGTTTGTTTTTCATAAATAAGTTTTATACTATAAAATGGTGGTCGAAATAGTACATTTATATTCTTTTCATATTTGAAAATATTATCTTCTACATTAAAATGTGTTGTTTCTATCCTGGTAGGTATTTGTTTTTGTCTTAACACCGTTTGTAATGGTATTATAATATCATTGTATATGTTTTCTAATTTTGGGTGAATAACATCTCTTCTCTTATCTTGGTAAGCATAATGAATATCAAGATGTCCTATTCTAAAGTCTTGTAAATGAAAGTTTCTTGAAAATCCACCATTCATCCAATATGTATAGTTTTGTTGTTGGGGGTTGCGATGCTCTTTTTCATAAATTTTATCAATGATAAAATCATTTATTGACTGTGTTCCATTAGAAATGGTTTTTTGCATTTCAAGAAAATCTGCATATTTATTCACATTGTTATGCGCTTTGGTTTTGATTTCGTCAACTCTTGCATTTAGATTTTTTAATTTATTTATATTATTCTTAATATCAGCATCTGTTATACTTTCAATAATTGTATCCAATGCTGTCCTTCTTGATGATGAAGAAGCCTGCATATATCTAATTACTTCAGATATTATAAAAAAATGATTGTTTGTTTTTAGCTTATGTAGGTATGCAAAATACTAGAAAATACACCTCATTTGCAGAGCATCCTAAGAGCCAATTCTTGGTAGACAAAAACATAGATGTTAGTAAAATAAAATGTGGTTCATGTATGAAATACCTATTTCAATGTGATAAATGCAATCATCAATTTGAAAGTGCTATCAGTAATGTGGTAGCATTAGGAAGATGGTGTCCTTATTGTTGTGTTCCTTCAAGAAAATTATGTCACAATGATGAATGTAATGATTGTTTTCAGAGGAGTTTTGCATCACATGCTAAGAGTAAATGCTTAGTTGATAAAACATTAGATCCAAGAAAACTGATAGGAGGAAGCAACAAATCTTATGAATTCTTATGTGATATATGCAATCATGTATTTCAAATTCAACTAGTAAGTGTTAAAGCTGGTTGTTGGTGTCCTTATTGTTGCAGTCCTCCTAAAATGCTTTGCAATGATAATGAATGTCAAAGGTGCTTTGATAGAAGTTTTGCAGCACATCCTAAAAGTGCATACTTAGCAGATAAATCAATCAATCCAAGGATGATTTCAATTCAAAATGATAAGTCTTACTTGTTTGATTGTGATAAATGTAGCCATCAATTTACAAAGCCTATATGCAGTATAACATCAAAAACTAGCCCTTCTTGGTGTCCTTACTGTGTAAATCAAAAGTTATGTGATTGTTTGGATTGCTTTCACAAAAGCTTTG